GCTCCGTTTATGAGAAGTCTGAGAGCAATTTCATTCGCATGATGAACAATTATCTCCCAGTCGAAGGAATGGATGGTTTTTATAGAGACATCCATTCCGGTGCAATCGTAAATAAAAATAATTTAGAGTACGATACCTACGTTAGTAACAGAAAGAAAATGACAGAAGACAAGAAAAAATTTGAGAGTCTTCAAGTTGAGGTGGTAAACATTAAGAGTGATGTAAACGAAATTAAATCAATGCTCAATTCTATCACTGAATTATTAAATAAATAGACTTATAGATAGGACCACTATAAATGGCTCAGCCTAGTACTAGACAAGAACTCATTGACTATTGTTTGAGGCAGTTAGGTGCTCCTGTTTTGGAGATCAATGTTGCCGAAGAACAGGTTCAAGATCTAGTAGATGATGCAATTCAATATTTTCAAGAGAGACATTTTGATGGTGTATCACAGGTATATCTAAAGTACGAAATTACTGAAGCAGATATTAATAGAGGTAAAGCCAGACCACCTGGTGCAACACAAACCGAGAGTGGAACAACAGGTATATCAACCACCACAGCGAATGCTACAATTGTCGGTACTGCAACGACATTTACATTCCATGAGAACAGTAACTTTATACAAGTTCCACCAAGTGTTATTGGAATAAACAAAGTATATCAATTTGACGACTCACAAACGATGAGTATGTCAAATATGTTTAGTTTCAAATATCAGATGTTCTTGAATGACATTTATTATTTTGGAGCTACAAATTTACTGTCATATTCAATGGCAATGTCGTATCTGGAGACGATGAACTTCCTCCTGAATACACATAAACAGATTAGATTTAATCAGAGACAGGATAGAATGTATCTAGATGTTGATTGGAATAATTTGAGAGCAGGAGAGTTTTTAATCATTGATTGTTTTAGAGTGTTGGACCCCAATGATTCTCCAAGAGTCTTTAACGACTCATTCTTGAAACCATATCTGACAGCACTAATCAAGAGGCAGTGGGGTCAGAACTTGATTAAGTTTCAGGGTGTCAAACTTCCTGGTGGTATCGAGTTTAATGGAAGACAACTATATGATGATGCCCAGGCAGAAATCGATAAGATCAAGGAGAGCATGTTGAGTACATATGAGTTACCACCCCTTGACCTTATCGGGTGATGATATATGTTAAATCCATTCTTTCTTAACGGCACATCATCTGAACAGAACCTGATTCAGAGTCTTGTCAACGAACAACTAAAGATGTATGGTGTGGAGGTTTTTTATCTCCCTAGACTTTACGCGACTACAAAAACCATCATCAGAGAAGTAATCGAATCTGAGTTTAAGAACGCATATCCTCTCGAAGCATACGTTGATAGTTATGAAGGATATGGTGGTCAGGGAACAATCCTCTCAAAGTTTGGTATTGAGAATAGAGATGATTTGACTCTGATTATATCAAGAGATAGATTTGAAAATTACATCACACCACTGACAAAACAGATCTCTAATATTCAATTGGCCACTAGACCAAAGGAAGGTGATTTAATTTACTTCCCTCTAGGTGACAGACTGTTTGAGATCAAGTTTGTAGAACATGAGCAACCCTTCTATCAACTCAAGAAGAACTATGTTTATGAACTGAAATGTGAACTCTACAGATATGAAGACGAGGTTATCGATACTGGTATCGAGACCATTGATGATGAGATTGCACAGATTGGATATATTCAAACTCTCAATCTAATTGGTACTGGTAGAACTGCTACTGCAACTGCAAGTCATTGTAGCTCTGGCACAATAAGTGACATCTACATATCCAATATGGGTAGGAATTTTAGATCTACTCCTATAGTCGGATTCTCCTCTGCACCAGCTGGTGGAACAACAGCGGCAGGTATTGCATCAGTATCATATTCCTATCCTGGATGTAAAGGGACAAGTGGGGTTGTTCCTCTGATCATGATGACAAATGCGGGATGTGGATATACTGAACCACCAATGATCACTGTGAATGGTGGTGGAGGAACAGGGTTTGCAGCAACCACAGGTATTGCTACTAACGGATCTGTTAAATCTATCACAGTAACCGATGGTGGAGCAGGTTATATCACTGCACCTAAGGTTACGATTGGTTCAACTCTCGGTGCAGGAACCACACACAATTATGCATTCTTTGATAGTACAAATCACACGTTCGATTCTACAGAGCATAGATTTAGTAATAGTTGGCCATCACCAACTGAGTTTGCTGTTGGTATAGCCACTATCAGTTCGTCTGGTATTGTCACAGCAATCTACGTTCTTTCTGGTGGTGATGGGTATGACTCAGCACCTATCGTTTATATCGATCCACCAAAGGTTATTGATTCTGGTGTCACTATTGGTGGTGAGTTTGTATTCAATGAAGTTGTCACAGGATCTACTAGTGGTACAACAGCCAGAGTAAAGGAGTGGAATACTGTCACCGACACGATGGAAGTTGGTGTCATTGACGGAACATTTATTGTAGGTGAAGTTCTTACAGGCTCAACCTCTGGTGCAAAATACTTTATTGGTGATAAAAACGAGGATGATTTAGTCACACCTTACGCCGATAATGACACGATTGAGATAGCAGCTGATAAGATAATTGACTTCTCATCTAACAATCCATTTGGAATGCCCTGATTTAAAACTGTTAAATAGAGGTGTAACAGTGTAAAATAATGTTTGAGTATTTTTACAACGAGATTTTTAGATCCGTAATCATTGGTTTCGGTTCCCTTTTTAATGGAATCCAAATCAAGAAGAAAGATGAGGGTGGTGATGATTTTAGTGTCATCAAAGTTCCTCTTGCTTATGGACCTACACAAAAATTTCTTGCAAGGTTGCAACAGAACCCTGACTTGAATCATCCTACTCAAATGACTCTTCCACGGATGTCATTTGAATTTACAAATCTTGCATACGATCCTAGTAGGAAGTCAACTAAGACTCAAAGTATGGTCATCACCAATGTAAACGGTGAGGAGGAGAGAAAAACATTTTTACCTGTTCCATACAATATGACTATTGTCCTTTCAGTTTATACAAAACTGAATGACGACATGCTACAAATTACAGAACAGATTGTTCCCTATTTTCAACCAGGATATACCATTCCAATTAAATTTCTAGGGGACTATGAGGAAGTTGTCAATACTCCTGTTGTTCTTGAAAACATTGATATGACTGATGAATATGAGGGTAACTTCGATACTAGAAGAGCACTTATCTATACATTCACATTTACAGCAAAAACAATGCTGTTCGGACCACTCACAGATGTAAGCAAGGATATCGTCAAGAAGGTTACTGTTGGTTATGTTGCTGGATCCAGGTCGAACAAATACGAAAGAGACATCACATATCAAGCCACACCTAGAGCGATTAAGGACTATGATGGTGTAGTTGCTACACTGCTTGCAGAAAATGTTGACATGGTTGAAAGGGTCATTGATGTTGAGGATGGTACTAAGATTCCAGAAGGATCTTATATCTACATCGATCAAGAAGAGATGTATGTTGAGACTGTGACTGGTAACAAGATCCTAGTTAGAAGATCACAAGATAAGTCCCCAATTCAAAATCATGTATTAGGATCTAAAGTCTTTTTGATCAATCAGTCAGATAATGTCAAGATTGAGGTCGGAGATGACTTTGGATTTGACGGGAATGTGTTCTGAGGTTAAACTATGGATAAGTATGAAAAACTTAACGAAACATTTGACGTGACACCCGTTGAAATAGAGAAGGTAAAACCCAATGATCTCGATGCCAAACTGGCCAAGTTTGAAAACTCCAATGAAGATATCCGCAAAGACTATGAATACACCAGGGGTAATCTATATTCAATCATTGAAAAAGGACAAGAAGCAATTAACGGAATCCTTGAGTTAGCACAAGAGAGTGAGATGCCTCGTGCTTATGAGGTTGCTGGTCAGTTAATCAAGAGTGTGTCTGATGCCACGGATAAACTCATGGATCTACAGAAGAAGTTGAAAGATGTTAATAAGGAAGAAGAGAAGGGACCATCCTCAGTTACTAATAATGCACTGTTTGTAGGATCCACAGCAGACCTACAAAAAATGCTTAAAAAGGTAAACAAAGATCTAAATACTTAAAAAGAGAAAATGGCAGCTCAATCAGTAAATATTCAAATTGATAAGGGAACTGATTTTTCTCATAACTTTGAGATGAAAAATCCTGACCAGTCTGTGTTAAATCTGACAGGATACTCTGCTGTTGCTAAGATCAGAAAGTTTCCTGAGGCAACTAAACAACATAGTTTTACTGTTGGTATCACATCGGCAACAGGTATTATTGGGTTGTCGATGACAGTTGGTGTAACCACACAACTGACTAACGGAAGAAACTTCTACGATATTATCATCACATCAGGTGTAGGCACTGTTACCAAAGCATTTGAAGGTAGTGTAATAGTCAATCCATCCGCTTCTGTCTAAATATAACATAAGAGCTCTTTTCTGAAACGTGAAGGAAAATCTAAAGGAGGGTAACCTCCGTAAGTGGTTCCAAGATGGTGGTTGGAACAGATACAACACCAAAGGTGAGAAAGTGGGCAAATGTGCTCGTGATGATAAGGATGGCGATGGTAAGGCAGATGGTCCTAAACCAAAGTGTCTTCCTGCATCTAGAGCAGCAAGTCTTGGTAAGAAGAAAATTGCTGCAGCAGTTAAGAGAAAAAGAAGAGAAGATCCTAATCCCGATAGAACCGGAGCAGCTAAGAACGTAAAAACAGTATCCAAAAAGAACGAGGAATTCGACATGGAAATCCAGGAGTCAGACAAGAAAGGTAAAGGTAGTGGTCAAAAGGATGCATGCTATCATAAAGTAAAAAGAACCGCTAAAGTGTGGCCTTCTGCTTATGCTTCTGGTCGTCTGGTTCAGTGTCGTAAGAAGGGTGCCGCTAACTACGGAAACTCTAAGAATGAAGAGTTCATGGCCCTTCCTGAATTCTCCGATATTCAGATCAATAGTATGAGAGCAGCTGGTATTGAAGTTGAAGTTCTTGACGAGAAGTGCTGGAAGGGGTATGAGAAAAAAGGTATGAAGACTATGTTTGGTAAGAGATATCCAAACTGTGTCAAGAAAGAAGAAGTAGAACAAGTCAAAGAGGGTGATGGTGATCCTTGCTGGGATACCCATAAGCAAGTTGGGATGAAGAAGAAAGGTGGAAGAATGGTTCCCAACTGTGTTCCCAAAAACGAAGAAGTTCAGATGACTGAGAGGGAGAGAGTTCTTGAAGGACTCATGGGAGATAGAGCAAAGAAGGCTGTAGATCATCAGAGAAAGGGAACTCATGGTGATGATCATGAGATGAAGAAAGATATGGATAGCGCTCAGAAGAGTGTTGATAGGATGAATACTAGAATGGGTGCTGACGCGGCTGCTAAAAGAGTGGAGAGAGATGTCAAGAGAAGGTTCCCTAAGAATGAAGAAGTAGAATTGGAGGATGCAAACGGAAAAAAGTTCGCTGAGGTGATTGATGTAGTCACCAATGAAGATCTTGGAATTACAATGTCTGAGGCTGCAAGAATTCCTCAACAGTATGGAAACATCTATCTGGTAGGATTCAACTGGAAGTCCAGATACATGATGATGAGACTGTTCTTCCCCGAAGTCAAGAAGCCTTCCAGAAAAGAGGTGCAAGAAGCACTAGATAAAATCTATCCAGGATGTGTGGTTCAAAGATTTGATATTGTTCCTTATAAGCCCGGTGAACCAATGTTGAATATGGGTGTAAAAGAAGAGGCCGAACAACTTGATGAGAAGTCTGCTGCATGGCAGAGAAAGGAAGGTAAAAGTAAAACTGGTGGTCTAAATGAGAAGGGACGCAAATCTTACGAACGCGAGAATCCTGGTTCTGATCTCAAGGCTCCTCAACCTGAAGGGGGTCCTAGAAAAAGATCCTTCTGTGCAAGAATGGGTGGAGTCAAGGGACCAATGAAGAAGCCTGATGGTTCCCCAACTCGTAAGGCTCTTGCCCTTAGAAAGTGGAAATGTTGAGTCAGATAACTCTCTAATATTATGGCAAATGATGTTTACTTGGGTAATCCCCTTCTTAAGAAGGCGAATACCGCTATTGAATTTACTGAAGAACAAATTCAGGAGTATCTAAAGTGTAGGGAAGATCCTATTTACTTTGCTCGTAATTATGTTCAGATCGTTACTCTGGACCATGGTCTTCAACCTTTCAAGACTTACGACTTCCAAGAGAAACTTATTGATAGGTTTCATAAGAACAGATTCAATATCTGTAAGATGCCACGTCAGACTGGTAAATCAACTACCTGTGTCTCGTATCTTTTACACTATGCTATCTTCAATGATAGTGTTAATATTGGTATCCTAGCAAACAAAGCCACAACTGCTAGAGAACTTCTGGCAAGACTGGCAACAGCATATGAGAACCTACCCAAGTGGATGCAACAGGGTGTTCTTGTATGGAACAAAGGTAACATCGAATTAGAAAATGGATCAAAGATTCTGGCTGCTTCTACGTCTGCAAGTGCTGTCCGAGGCATGTCGTTTAACATTCTCTTCCTCGACGAATTTGCCTTCGTTCCAAACCATATTGCAGATGCCTTCTTTGCCTCTGTTTATCCTACTATTACTTCCGGTCAAAGCACGAAGGTAATTATCGTATCTACCCCACACGGTATGAATCACTTCTACCGTATGTGGCATGATGCGGAGAAAGGTAAGAATGAATATGTTCCCACAGATGTTCACTGGTCAGAGGTCCCTGGTAGGGATGAAATCTGGAGAGAACAGACTATTGCAAACACATCTGAACAACAGTTCAAAATTGAGTTTGAATGTGAGTTTCTTGGTTCTGTCGATACATTGATTGCACCTAGTAAATTAAAGTCTATGGTGTATGATAGTCCACTCCAAAAGAATGCTGGATTGGAAATTTATGAACAACCCATGAAAGACCACGACTATGTGTGTACGGTTGACGTGGCACGTGGTGTTGGTAATGACTACTCAGCATTCATCGTTGCTGACATCACATCGTTCCCCCATAAGATTGTAGCAAAGTATCGGAACAATGAAATCAAACCGATGTTGTTCCCTAATGTTATCTGGGAAGTTGTCAAACAATACAACAATGCCTTTGTCTTGTGTGAGGTCAATGATATAGGAGATCAAGTTGCATCCATTCTTCAGTATGATCTAGAGTATCAGAACTTACTGATGTGTGCCATGAGAGGTAGAGCAGGTCAAGTTGTAGGACAAGGGTTCTCTGGAACTAAGACACAATTAGGTGTCAAGATGTCAAAGACTGTTAAGAAGGTAGGATCACTCAACCTCAAGACAATGATTGAGGGTGACAAGGTTACCTTTAATGACTATGAGATTATCTCCGAACTTACTACCTTTATTCAGAAAAATAATTCATTCGAGGCAGAAGAGGGTTGTAATGATGACCTGGCTATGTGTCTGGTGATCTATGCATGGTTGGTTGCACAGGATTACTTTAAGGAACTGACTGATCAGGATGTTCGTAAGAGACTATATGAAGAACAAAAGAATCAGATTGAACAAGACATGGCACCATTTGGTTTTATGAATGATGGTTTAGATGAAGGGATGTTCATTGACTCTGAGGGTGATCGGTGGACCACTGCAAGTCCGTATGATGAGTATGGTAGTAACGCTGGTGGTTGGGAGCTCTGGAACTATTAATGGATCTTGATGAACAGATTGAATTAAATCATCTCTTACTTACTGATAGAAAGTGTAAGAGTTGTGGTGATGTTAAGAACCTCGTAGATGGATTTTATAGGACAAGAAAGGATAGAGGACCAGTGCCATCATCATATTCTTATGTGTGTAAGGAGTGTTTTATAGAATATGTGAGAGAGAAAAAGAAAGATAAGTGCCCAAGGTCTCGGTGGGAGTATCCAGATTGGTAATTTACGTCTTGTTTTCGTCGTCAAAAAGGTCAAATTTCTAAATATTAATAGTTAAATTGAGACCATAGGAGAGAGAAAACATGGCTACTCCTCAATTATCTCCAGGAGTATTAGTCAGGGAAGTTGACTTAACTGTTGGAAGAGCTGAGAACGTTCTTGACAACATTGGCGCCATCTGCGGACCAT